CACGAATTCGCTTGGCACACATCAGTGAACCAATTGTGGTCAACTCAAAGTCACCCGCTTGGTTGGTTGCAGCAGCAGTCCAAACCGTATTGTTTTCTTGATCACACCAAGCAATCTTGCGAGGGTTACCTGAAGCGCCCAAAGCAAAGATAAATCTTTCTTGAGTAACAATTAGACCCGCACAACTTGTTGGAGCATTGGTAATGACTGCTGCATCATTAGCAAGGTTTAGTTGCCACTCAAGAAGCCTTCCATCTTTAGATGAACAAGCAACCAAGTACTCACCAAAAGTATCCAAGCTCCAAGTCGTTGCAGGAGTGTATTGGCCCAAATCAGGACGAGCGACACCATAGGCCGATGATCCATAAGTTCCATATCCATATCCAATTTTCAAAACAGCATCAGCATCACCAGTTGTAAAGGTGGCCGGGGTGATGTCAGTAAGAGTACCGTTCTCATTCATCACATACAGATTTGTATGTGTGCCAACCCCAATACGGCGGTTGTTGTTGTTGTCTCGCCAGTTAATGAAGCCCCGAGCCTTGCCAGACAATTGTGCAGTGGCACGTTTTCTCCAGCCCCCAACAGGACGGATAGTACCCTCGTACCAGCGAATCAAATTAGAGCCGTTCCAGCGCCCTTTAGACTGATACTCAGTACCGTTCTTGTAGACACCTGGGGGTATTTGTAGTGGGATGTAGGCCATGATGTTTTATTGGTTAGGTAGGTTTGAAACAAACGTCATGGTAGCAATAGCGGATGGAACTGCTGGTCTTGTCGGGCTTGAACTTGTTGCAAATGCCTCTATAGACACATCAGTATTTTCAGTTCTCCACATGATTTCAATATAGTCACTTTCATTCATCTCTACAAAAAAGTTCAATGCAGCAATAATGTGGCTTGGATCACCAGAGCCTTTTCTTGCTGGCGGGTGAAATCTGCTGTTTGAATTGTCAATATTTGTGCCATTTTTCCGAAACCAAATATCCACATCTTGACCACTATTGGTTGTGTTTTTTAGTTGAATGGAAAATTGCAAGTTCCAGATGCCAGAACTAGCAACAGTAATCCGACTGCCGCTTGCCATTGTTACACCATTGGAAAAATCAGTGGTGTTAAACGTGACAGGATAAGCTGTTGTAGTATTGGCAGCAGTTTGATTTGTGGAGTCTTGAAAAGCACCATGTGGATTGTTTAAGTACTTGCCACCAGCAGGACCAATCAAAGAACCAATGACGTTTACCAGCTTGGTAAAAAACAACCTCAAAAGTCCATTGTTCTGGTTCTGGACATCTTGAGAATAGACAGTACCTGACAAGCCTAAAGAAGGCAAAGCAGGATTGTCTAGTTGTTGTTTTGCGTTAGCCATTAGATGCCAAAGATCTTTTTAACAAACTCAGCAGCAACACCAGGACCAAGCAATACAGCAGCGATTACTGCATAAAGCAGATACTCAATCTTTGCCATACGCTTTGAGCCTGACTCAAAAGACCTTTGGATGCCCTCATAACGATGGGCGCAAACTTGCTCATGGGTAGTCAATCTAGCCTCCGTTGCATCAATCTGCTCCGACATTTATTACTCCGGCTGAGTAGGCCATGTGATAGTCCAAGGAAAACCCTCTTGACCAGTTACATCACGCAATGCTTGGCGGTATGTGGCCCATGCAGTTTTGTTTACTGTGCTGTCTGCCAGTTGGGTCCAATCATATGCAGCAAGTTTGGCATTGCGCTCTGAGCGTACAGCTTTGGCTTGCTCTGCATCTTTGGCCGCAATACCACTGCCATCCAAGTCGGCAACACTGTATTTGGTGTACCACTTGCCATCAATCTGCTCAACACCATCTGCAAAAGCAACTTGGTAGCGAGTAGGCTGCGCCTGTGGGCCTTCAAAGATTGGATCAGCGCCAATGGCCTCCAAGACTTCAGGAGTCAACTGGTCGAAAGATGGGCCATTGTTATCTTTTAAATATGAGCGCAATTCGCCCTCATACATAACTGCGCCTGTGGTTCTGAGTCGTACTTGCATGATTGTTCCTTATGCGATTGCCAAATTATTGCCGTAACTAAAGCCAAACTTTTGATGACGGGCACGCCATTCAACAGTTGGCTTTTTGATTCCCATAGCTTCTGCAGCCGCCTTTGCCGTTGGGAAAAATCCTTGTGGGGTTGTAACACCCATTGCCTTGTAGTGGTTTGCGCCGCCAAGTGCTGCACTCATTTTAGCTTTTACCTCTGGTCTGTGCATCGGGTTTTTGTCACCACGCGACCACTCTTTTGGCTTGCCAATATGCGCCTTGGAAATCTTGTCGCGCACCTCTTGCGTCATTTCTTTCCCAAGATTACCAGCCCTTACGTTTTCATAACCAGTTCCAATAAACACGTTGCCAACTTCATATGGCCCAACATCACCGTTTCGGCACATACAAAAACTGTTAGCACCACGACCACGTTGTTCCAGTTTTCCAGATTCAGTCCAAATAGCCAACCATTGCTCAAACGTCAACAAAAAAAGAACCCCTCTAGTTCTGGCATTTGACTTTTGAACTTTGTACACTTTTAAAAACTTGTTTTGTTCAGTTTGAGAATACATAGCAACTCCTTTGTTAAGTTATTGCCAAGTATACCATATTACGCAATTGCAAGAAACACGTATGTGCCGCCACTTACGTTGACTGTAGCTAAAGCTGTTGTGCTAAGTTCAAAACCTGTGGTAAACGGATCTATGAAATCAGTTATGGTTACTTCAGCGGCTGTGCCGTTGAGTAAGAGGTATGGATCATTACCAGCAACAATGCCACGGGCAGTGTCCCAATAATACCAATCACCAGTACTGTCTGTTCTTTTGATAAGAACAAATCTAGCGCCACCCGTAAAGCCGCAGTTAATCTGAAGTGTTGTGCCTGTCCCTGTATAACTGCCAACCTTGCTCACGTTAGGACAAGTTGCAAAGAGATAGGCTACATATGTACCAGCACTAGCATTTACTGTTGCATCTGTACCAAGACTAAAAACACTAGCAGTAGGGGTGGTGCTGTTCCAGCGGGTCGCTCCGGTTGCCTTGGCTGCGGTGGTGTTTAAAACCAAATATTCAGTGTTTGCAATAGCACTTGAATAAACCTGCCATGCCCCTGTTGTGTCTCGCCTCTTGACAATCATCAACTCAGGCACTGCGGCCAAATTATGCGGTACAGTACGGTTTGCACCCGTACCTGTGTAGCAGGCTACATCCATAAAATTTGGAGCGCGTTTAACCAAATAGTTGATATACCCATCGCCACTGGTGTTAGTTACACCAGCAGTTGTTCCGACAGTCACGCCGTCCATGACAGTCCATGCCCCAGAAGGAATAGCGGCGAAGTTTGCTACTGCTTCAGTTGTAGCAGCAGAAGACAAATATTGAATGTCAGTTAACCGAGTTGCCCATGTTGCCGGGTTTCCAACACTAGTTCGGTTTTTGATAAGTGCAAAATCGGAAACGCCAGCACCTCCGGTTACCACAGTTTGTGCGCCTGTACCTGTTCGCGCATTCAACCCAAGAACACTTGTTCCGGTTGTAGGTACGCGCATGGGGCCACGGCGAATGGCTATGTAGACGTAGGTTCCAGTTCCAAGTAGTGATGTGTCCAAGAAAAAGCTGTTACCGCTAATTTTAAGTCCTGATTGGCTGTTGTCTTCAGCAAATGCGTTGCTGGGGAAAAGTGATGCTCCGTCAATTGTGTTTGTTGCAGTAGAATTTGCAAAAGGCATACCCCGCATATTGTCACAAATTCGCCAAGCTCCTGTGGTCGTGCTGTTCTTAACAAGAACCCATTGAGGCTCAAAACCAAGGCTAGTAACCCCCCCTGTTGTACTCCCACAAGAAATCACATTGTCCGTACCCGTCAGGCCAAAGCCTCCAGCGTTGTGGGCAAATAGGTAGGCGACATAAGTACCTCCAGACGCATTGACTGTTACGTCAGTTCCAAGGCTAAACACCGTGTCAGTTGGTGTTGTGCTGTTCCACCGTGTTGCATCAGTGGCAACCGCTGCCGTAGTGTTCAACACCATGTATTGCGTGTTTGCAAGGCTGCGGTGATAGACCTGCCAAGCGCTTGTGGTGTCGGTGCGTTTGACAATGATGCAGCCAGGAACAGAGCCAAGGTTGTGAGCAATAGTTCTGTTTGCTCCTGTACCCGTATAAGTCACAACATCAAAAAACTTTTGTTGCTTGCGGAATGTCCATGAGGCGTAGGTGACAGCGTTTGAGTTGTAATCGCTATCATCTCCTAGTGTGTACCCGTTACTACTTACTGAAGTTATAGTAGTTGTGTACAAAACCGTAGCATTGGTTGCGTTAGAGCGTAAAAAACTTGTGAGACCTCGGACAGTATCAATAAAACCATTGTTACCCGTTGTTGAACGAGATTTTGTCCAATTTAACCCACCCTTACCCGCAAGATCAATGCCGTTGGTGATCGTCTGGGTAGAGCCGTTGCCTGTGTACAGATATGTGCTAAATACGTCTTCAATAAAATTTCTAACAGGAGCGCCACCACCTGTAGCATCGTAAGACGCAGCGCCTGATGTTGCTTGTAATGGCATGGTTTAAGCCTTGAACTGAGTTACAGAAGCCAGTACTGTGTAAGTTGCGCTACCTGTCTTGATAATCAGATAACGGTAGCTGTCGATGCCGCTTGCATTACCAGCAGTAGGAGCGCCACCAAGCCAACGTGTAGTCACACCAGTTGCTGTGCCATCTACCTGCACCACGTTGTTGTAGTAGGCCGTTGAACCTTGGGTGACAAGGAAGGCAACTGTCATGGACTGACCTGTTGCCAATGCGGTATCTAGGGTTGTTCCGCTAGAAGCGCGAAAGTTTGTAGTCCAGTTAGCCGATGCGTTTGAGGTGTAGTACAGCACCGATTGAGTGGTGATGTCGTAGTTAATCGTGCCTGTGGCTGCTGTGGCTGAAACAGTAACAACCTCTGCCGCATCATTCAATATAATCGCTACTGCTGAAGATGTACCGGAAAAAGTTTTAGTGCCTGTAAAAGTTTGAGCGCCAGCAAGGGTTACATCGCCAGTGCTAACGCCAATTGCCGTTCGGAAATCTGATGCACCCAAAGAAGAAACAGAGTTATCTGCATTAAACCGTGGGAAGGTGATTGCACTTGGGTTTGTCGCTGTGAACAAATTAGCGCCAAGAGTGGTCGCACCAAGGCTTGTCCGAGCGGCTGATGCTGTAGCACCACCAGTACCACCCTTTGTGACCTTCAGTACGGGTCCAGCATCAAACAAAGCGTCAATGGAGTCTAGATCAGTATTGATCTTTGTACCCCAGGTATCTGTGGATGCGCCAACTTCAGGCTTTGTTAGGCCAAGGTTAGTGGTTGTTGTATCTGCCATTTTTTACCCCTAAGAGACAGTTGTCCAAGTTTCAGATATATCAGATATGGGCGTCCATGTTTCAGATACATCTGCTTCAGTTTCCCATTTCTTTCTAGCATTGATTACAAGGCTAGAAGTGTCAACAATAATCATTTCAAATGGGCGCTTGCGGTTGTATTGAATTTCCAAAAGACTGGTTGCAACAATATCAACATTGCCCACAGCATCGATACCACCAGCAATTGTTATGATGGAATCATCTACGATGTTAACTTGAGCATTTGCAATTTTTGCTGCACCAACAGAAACAGTGCTAGTAGAAGAAATCTCAAACTGAGCATCCTTAATCTTATCTCCGGAAATGGCAACAGTAGAAGCAGAAACAATTGCAAGCGCACCTAAGTACGCCCCAATAGAGTATCCGCCTCCGCTATAGTCACCACGCCCGTAAGCAGCCATGTTAGCTCAGTGTGATTGACAAGCTGCTAGCAGGAATGCGGAAAATATCTCCGTCATTAATTGCCTTGGCGGTTGTCAGTGGAGCCCAGGCAAGCATATTGCCACCAGTTGAAGCATCAAAGATTGCTGCCCAGCCAATTGTTCCCCAATCACCGCCAGAGGCCGCTCCGAATTCAATGGCCGCTGCATTGGTAAAAGTTGTCGCTGTTCCGCTACCAGAAATCGTTCCTGCGGATATACGAGAGTAGCCACTACCAGACACTTCTGTGCCACCACCAGTATCGCTAGGAGCAGCCGTAAACAGGCCAACAAACCATGCAGTTGGACGAGTAACTGAACCCGTGTTAAACAGGTAAGTTAATGCAAGATTTTCTGTGTAGTCTGTAAAAGATGACATTTATTACCCCAGTGATCGGGCGCGAACAAGTGGAGTTGAAGAAACAGAAGCCCTTTGATCTGCTACTTCAATGTCGCCCAAGGAGTCAATGTATAACTGGCCCCATGTGGCAAGACGTTCATCATCTTTCAAGTACGGTGATGCCTCCATCAAAGCTCCGTACAGATACAAGTCTGGGGCATAGGCCAAAAGCCAGTTGCTTGTGTTTGAATCACTCAGCGCAGGAATCTTAGCATAGTAAGTAAGTTCTGCTGAGTATGTTGTGTCTGGTGACGGGATGAACTCTAGCTGGCTACCAGTGATTGTGTAGTACAGCGGTTGACCAGCAGCCGTGAACCTTCCACCCTTGAGATCATCACCTTGAGCTTCAGTCACAAACCCC